TTAATGGCTTCGCTTCCAACGAGAAATCATTTCATGCGTTACTTCTCGTTCATAACAAATAGGAGAGTAACCGCCAGGCTTGCTCCACGCACTTCTTTTACCACAACGAGACCCATTGCTTGTTACATTGTAAGGGCAAGGACATCGACCTGGATAAGAGCGTATAGATTGCTTGATGATTTCTTGTTTTATTTCTGCATTAGTCTTTGCGCTTACAGATAAAGATGGAAGACTAAGAACGAGAATAATAGTAACTAATATAGATTTCATGTTAAATATACAAGTTAAGATGTATGGCAAGAACTTGAACAATAATAACAGCCATTAGCCTTTGAATAAGTTTTTTTTGCTTCAGTCACAGCTTTGCTACAACTAACAAAATCACCAAGGTAATCTCTATTATGTTCTAAAGGTAGGCGTGTACAGCTTGCGGAATGAACTTCATGATCACCATTTGCTTGAGCATTTTTGTTTACATAGTAATGAGTCATAATATTTCTCATGTTTGATTGAGTGGAGACAATATTTTGCTGCTATTTATAACTTACTCAATAGTAAATTATCATATATGAGCCAAGCTGCATAATTGAGTTGTAACTTTTTCTATAGTTGCAGGAGATTATCCTAGCTAATGTCTCATTTATCTTGTTATGTCGCGGTACCATTTGTATCTACTTCGTTTATTAATACATGGAGATACCTATGAGTAGAGCTGTTGAGTTACTAGCCCGCATGCATGAAGTTCGTAGTATTACTGCAGATGAACATGGTCGGCAGACAATTACTGGTGATGTGATCATTGCTGTTTTTGGTAGAGTGCAGCACGAAATGCCTTTTGGTATGGATTTACTCATGGCTAAGTATGTTCATGATGCTCAGGCATTTAATCGGTTAGTGGATCGTATTACGGTTTCTGTTCAAGGTGAGCCATTAAAACGAAAAGATTTAGCTATTGCTCTTGGTTGTGTTGCATTAGATGTGTTTTGTGATAAGCCCGTCGCTAGTCAACAACGTCAACTGACATCACTGTGGCGTAAATACAGTACACAAGCCAAGCGAAGTCATAAACTCGTTAAACGTTGGGAGTGTCAGCTCAAGAATATCGAACGAGAGTTAGACTATTGTGAGACGATATCTGCTGAAGACCGAATAAATGCTCGAATATCTAATATTGAATCGTTAATCATCAAGGAACGTCGTCGCTTGGATGAATTCGCTCAAAGTCAGGGACTGTCAAAGTCTATTTGTCCTCGTTGTAGCGGTACCGGTTTTACTCAAACTACACAATGTCCTTCATGTGATGGTAAAGGTTCGTTTACGCCAACGCTTGATAATATTCGCCAACATTTACGCCATATAGGACTTGCTAGAGTGAGTGATAAGCTATGGGATGGAGAGCTTAAACCATGGTTTGATAAATGCTTAACAATGATGCATCGAGAGGCAGGAGAAGCCACTTGCGAATTAACTAATCAGTTAAATAAAGAAAAATCAATAGTATAATCTAATTCCCTTGATAGAATAGTTATAGATAATTAGTTTGTGTGTTTTATACAAGGGATATATGAAACTAAAGTTTATAGATAGCGCTACCTTCATAGCGATTTTCGCAAGTTATTTCTACTGTATTGATACAGTTTATACCAATGGGTATTTAAGCGTATTTGGATTAGATAATGATTTGCTTGAAAGAAATTTTCACCAGGTGATTTATTCTGGATTTATGAGGGCTTATCATGGAATATTCTTAGGTGTTGGTTCGTTATTTTTGGTTTTTTCCGTTCTAGCGTTATGTAAATTAAACATAAACTTTGATTTTAATCCATGGAGAAAAGCAGTTTTTTGGTTCTCTGCTATGATATTTATGTTTGGTCTGATATATGTTTTATCTCATTACGAGAGTAATGGTATAGACGATGCTAAAAAATGGAAGAAAGAAATTGCAAAGGGTCATTCTTCCGTTGTGACGATTGATAAATATAAAAATGAATTGGCTTATTTATATTGTGGTTCTAAGAATTGTGCTGGATATGACATAAAAGAGCAAAAGATAATATACTTCCCTCAGACAATATTAGCTATTAGAAATAAAAACATAACGATAAAAGCAATCGAACGTAAAGGTAAAACAGCCAGTCTTGACCCTACCACAAACTAAGGTAATCTATATTAATCATGCCAAGCCTCGATTATTTATCGGGGCTTTTTCATATCTGGAATTTTTTATGTTTGATAGATCAACACTTGCTATCAGTGCCGGAACGGGTACTGTAATTGGTATCGGTGCTACCAAGTCCATTGAAAATGTTCAATCATTGCTAAATAGTAGTTTAGACCAAATTATACATGGTCAATTTACTTGGTATGGCAGTGATATTGGAATGGTTGTAGGTATTATCCTTTCTCTTATCGGCATCGTAGTGACTATTTATCGTATTCGAGTCACTAAAAGTATTCGTGATGCGTTATAACAAACTTACTGCAAAGATTTTAGCTGGTGCAATTGCTTTGACGGGGGGATTTGAGGGTTATCGTCACTATGCTTATCAAGATAGTGGTGGGGTATGGACAGCCTGTTTTGGTGAAACTGAGAGAATACATCCAGGCGATCAATTCACTATCTCTGAATGTGAAACGATGTTGGCCACATCACTTGATAAACATAACGCACCTATTCGTAAAATTCCTCAACAATTACCTCTTTCTGTCCATCTAGCTGCTTTAGACATGTCCTACAATATTGGCATATCTGCTTTTGAACACTCGACAATGTATCGCTACTTACTTAATGGCGATTATCCTAGTGCCTGCCGTCAGATTTCTCGTTGGCGTTTTGTTGCAGGTAAAGACTGCGCAATTAAGCGCAATAACTGTTATGGGATCGTAAAACGCAGAGAATTAGTTCAAAAGTTATGTCTTGGAAAGATAACCATTAATGATGCTCTTATCCAAATAGGACAGGAGCCGCTGGATGAAGATATTTTGAGACAGATGAATGCTGATTAGTCGAATCAAAACCATAGTTATAGTTTTGCTCGGTGTATCAATGGCAATAACAGTCTTTCAGCTAAAACGAATTACAGCCTCCTTTGAAGAGCAAAAACAAGAAATGGCCTCGTTACATTATCAGTTGGCCACAACTCAAACTATTAAAGATTCTCAATCAAAACAAATTTCGCAATTGGTTCAAGAGCGTAATGAACTGTCTACGTTACTTCAAGCTCGTGTAGAGGAACAAAACAGTGAACGAGAACGGTTATCTCAAAATATTGCGGTGCTTAAGAAAGAGCTATCGGATAACCAATCTTTCAATACTCCTTATCCTAAGTCTGTTCTTAAGCGGTTGCGTCAGTCCTACTAAGGTTATTACTAAAACTGATACGATCTACGTACTACCGCCTGTCGGCCTTGTTATTCCATGTCATAAGCCAACAGTTACTGCAAAAACGCCAGCTCAACTGCCGGCAGACGTATTAAGATTGAAGTCCGCATTAAAAGAGTGTGCGCAATACGTTGATGATTATCTTAATTGGCGCAAAGTAAAAGAGACATCTAACTAACCACTAATGATGAATGAGCATTACTCAGGGCTCTTATGAGTGTCATCGATAATATTTCCTCCAAATATCCTCTTTCCTTTCTGAGTTACCATCATGACTATGAATATAAAAACAGGTCGAGTTGCGAAAGTTAAAAAGCAACAAGGTTTACTTGTACGAGTAATGCTAACTAATGGTGTTGAAATAGACGTCAAAGCGCCTTATGAGATTAAAATCGGTGACTGGATTATAGAAGGAGAATTTAGTAGAGAACTAGCAGCTAAGTAGTAGTGAATGGTATGGCTAAAGACTGGAGTCAATTACAACAGCAGTTTCTTATCGACAATGCTAGAACTGGTATTACTGCTAAAGATTGGTGTGAACGACAAGGGCTTAATTATCAATCTGCTCGTCGTTACATCAAAGTGCGCACTGCGCAAAAACATAGTGCGCATTCTGCGCAAAGAACAGCGCATGACAAAACTGTGCGCAAAGCAAATAAGACTTCAAAGCATTCAAAAGGAAATCGAGATAATAAGAATCGGCTCGGAAGAGACAGTAAAGGTCGATTTACTGAAGGTAATCCAGGTAATACGAATATCCCAACAAACGCATTTGAGAAAGGTAACCAATACTCAAGAAAGCATGGCGGTTATGCGACACGTTTCGATGATTGTTCCTTATTTGATGATGCAGTTGAAATGTCACTGCAAGAAGAGCTTATTCTTTGTCGCGCTCGTGCTCTTAGTTGTATTGATACGATGAAACTAATCCGAATTGATTTAAAAAATGCTACATCAGTTGAACAACGTATTGAGCTTTACAATGCGATTGCTAGCACAGAGCAAGCACTAGACAAAAATGTTATTCGTATTGAATCCATCACAAAAACATTATCGTCTATCCGTATTGATGATGTTAACGAATATAAAATTATTGCTGATACATCCCGAATTGAAGCAGCTACGAATAAACTCAACCTTGAGTCAGATAAACTAGCTAAAGATGGTAAAGGCTCGATAACTCCTATCTCTGAAATGATTTCTGAGCTGCAAGAAATGGGCAGTGATGGTCTTATGAGCAATATTGATGAATAACCCAGAGAATATTGCTTATATCAAAGCAAGGGTGGGTAATAAGTGGTGGCGTTTAAATAACCTTTATAAGATTGAAAATGAAGATGGCCAACTCGTCACCTTCAAATTACGCCCTGCTCAAGCATTGCTGTTTAAAATGATGGGGCGAAAAAACATCATCCTTAAAGCGCGTCAATTAGGGTTTTCATCAGCGATTGATATTTACCTTCTTGATGAAGCTCTATGGCATAAGAATCTTAAATGCGGAATTATTGCGCAAGACCAAGGCGCTGCAGGTGAGATCTTCCGTACCAAAATAGAAATCCCATTTGATAACCTTCCTATATGGCTTAAAGCTGAGTTTCCCATAGAGAGTCGTCGTTCTGGAGCTAATGGTGGCTATATTTTGTTTAAAAATGGTTCATCAATCCAATGTGCGACTAGTTTCCGTTCAGGAACGGTCCAACGACTCCATATTTCGGAGCATGGAAAAATCTGTGCAAAGTATCCACAAAAAGCCAAAGAAGTAAAAACAGGTACCTTAAACACGATACACCAAAAGGCTATTTGTTTTATTGAAAGTACAGCTGAGGGCGTCGGTGGTGATTTTCATTCGATGTGTGTTCGTTCTCTGGATTTGTTTAATTCAGGTGAAGTCATTGGTGATATGGATTATAGGTTTCATTTCTTTGCGTGGTTCCAAGATCCTAAGTATGCAGCGGCATTGCCGAAATCAGGGTTGCAGTTAAGCAAGCACCATCAAGAATATTTTGCAGCAGTCGAGGCGGCGATGAACGTCATTCTCACTGATGAGCAAAAGCAGTGGTACATCAACAAAGAAATTGAACAAGGGGAGGAAATTAAGCAAGAGTTTCCATCTACACCTCAAGAGGCATTTCTTACTTCTGGTCGAAGGGTCTTTGATGCAATCAAAGTAATGAATGCAGAAGCTTATACATGTAAGCCATTGATTATCTATGACGTAGAGCCTGTTATGGGTAAAAAAACAAAGGCTCAGTCCATGCGAAATGCCGAAAATGAAATGTTACAGCGTAGTTTATTAAATATGCTGCTTGTATGGGAACTTCCTGATATGGAGGAAGATTATGCAATCGGCGTTGATATTGCTGAAGGACTTGAGCATAACGACCGCAGTAGCTTTGATATCGTTAAGAGATCTACAGGAGAGCAAGTTGCACATTGGTTTGGTTATCTCGATACCGAACTCTTTGCTTCACTCGTTCGTCATATTGGGCTGATGTATAATACGGCCTTTGTTGGTCCTGAACGAAATAATCATGGTCATGCATTTATTCAAGCTTTTAGAGATATTTATCCAGTAAGACGTATCTATCAAGAGCAGTATATTGACCGTGACAATAATAACGACACACCTAAGCTGGGTTGGCTTACAACCAAACAATCTAAGCCAATTATTATCGAAGGGCTTAAGGAATTACTCCGAACTCAATCATCTGGCGTTCGCTGGATAGGTACCATTTCTGAACTTAATTCGTATGTTTATGATGCAAAAGGCAGCATGAATGCACAAGCTGGTTGTTTTGATGATCAGGTCATGAGCTATGCCATTGCTCAAGAAATGCGAGCTCGGATGCCTGCAACAGTAAAACGTAAACAAAATAATCACCGAGCATCAAATCATTGGATGACAAAATAATGATGATACAAACCAAAGTAGATCAAAAAAAACTACTCCAAATTATGGCTGATATTGATGCTCAACCCGATTGGCGTAGCTTGGCAAATAAAGCTTGTTCTTATTACGATGGAGATCAATTAGCTCCTGAAGTTATTTCTATTCTTAAAGAGCGTAATCAGCCAAGAACAACACATAACCTTATCAAGCCAACGATTAACGGCGTGTTGGGGATGGAAGCTAAAACTCGCACTGATTTGCTTGTAACTGCCGATGATCCAGATGATGAGATGGAACAACTTGCTGAGGCGATTAATGCTGAGTTCTCTGATGTATGCCGTTTAGCTCGTTTAGATAAGGCTCGTTCTGATGCTTATGCTTCTCAGATTAAGTCAGGTATTGGCTTTGTTGAGGTCTTTCGTAACCCTGATTTGTTTGGTTCAAAGTATAAGATTAAAAATGTTCCTCGTGATGAAATCTTTTGGGATTGGTTATCAACCGAGTGTGATTGGTCTGATGCTCGTTGGGTTATGCGCCGTCGTTGGATTGATACTGATGAACTCATTTCATTAATACCAGGTAAAGCTGAAATCATTAAAAATGCAGCAAACTGTTGGCATAATTTTGTCGATGTCGATCATATTGATGGTATGGACTCAAACTTATTGAGTGCTTATAACGAGTATCAATCATGGAGTAGAGAGGATAGTGAGTGGTTAAGTGGTAACCGTCAGCGCATTCGTCTACAAATCATCTATTACCGTAAGATTGAGCGTAAGCCAGTTATAGAGTTATCAGATGGTCGTATCATTGAGTACCAGTCGCAGAATATTGCACATGTAACGGCTGTCGCTATGGGAAAAGTAAAATTACAGATGGCCCAAGCATCAACCATTATAGAAAGCTGGTATGCAGGACCTCATCATCTCGGTGATAAGTTATGTGATGCACCTTATGGTATGTTTCCGATTGTCCCATTCTGGGGGTATCGTAAAGACAGTAGTGGTGAACCATATGGTTTAGTTGCCGATGCTATTCCAGCTCAAGATGAAGTGAACTTTCGTCGTATTCGATTAACTTGGTTGCTGCAGGCTAAACGTGTCTTAATGGATGAAGACGCAACGAATATGTCAGATAGAGCAGTTCAAGAAGAAGTTGAACGTCCTGATGGTTTAATAAAGCTAAATCCTGATAGACGTAATCAAAAATCAATGAGTGAAGTATTTCAAGTTCAGCAAGACTTTAATATCGCTAGCCAGCAATTTTCTGTGATGCAAGAATCGATGAAATTGATCCAAGATGCCATGGGTGTTTACTCATCATTTCTTGGCCAGGATGGAGGACAAAAATCAGGTGTTGCTATTGCTAACTTGGTAGAACAAGGCGCTACAACCTTAGCTGAAATTAATGATAACTATCGCTTTGCTTGTCAGCTAGTCGGAGAGTTGATCTTAGGTTATATCCTAAATGACATGAAAGGACGTCGAAATTATAAGTTGATTATAAATCGCGATGATAAATCTAAGCGGAAGCCTATTGTGATTAATGAAGAAACAGAACAGGGCTTGAATAATGATGTGACAAGATTACGAGCGCATATAGCTTTAGCACCAATTCAACAGACTGCAGCATATAAATCACAACTTGCTGAACGAATGATGCAAATAACATCGCAGCTACCTCCTGAGGTACAAAGCACTGTCATTGATTTAGTACTAGAACTCAGTGATGTACCGAATAAGAGTGAATTTATGGAGCGTGTTAGAAAAGCTCTTGGGGTGGGAAAAGACCCTGAAGATATGACGCCAGAAGAGCAAAAAGCGGCTTTGGAACAACAGCAACAAGAGCAAGCCCAACAAAAATTAATGATGAGAGAGCTAATTGCTCGAGTCAGTAAGATTGAGGCAGAAGCTACAGCGAGTAGCCTCATTGGCTGAAAAGGAACGGGTGATTGCTGATAGTCAACGCTATACCAACGCTAAGACTCAAGCTGAGACAGGTAAGATTCTGACTGAGATGGAGAGGGTTAACCAAGAAGTCGAACAAATCAAACAAGGCTTATTAGCAAACCTGCAACAGCAAATAAATTCTATCGTTATATAGCAAATAATAAATAAGAATATTCGCTCTAGAAATAATAGTGTATAAAAGTATTTACCGCACAGCATTAACGTTGACGTGTAGAAAAGCAAACGGATTAATATAGTCACACGGAAGTGATAAACTTATGTTTAGTTCCCCCTAATCTTAAGTATTTGAGTCGTCTTGACTCTACCCAAATCTAAGATAGTCTATCTCTATTATGACGAGCTGCACCCGAAAGGGATGCGGCTTTTTTTATACCTGTTTTTGCGGTTAAGTACTTTTCTCTAAGAATACTTACCCGCACAGACAGCGATACGTCTACAAATAGGAGTGCTAATTGTGGCTATTGAAATTACAGGTTACGAAACACTTGATGAGTTAGAAGCGATGCTAGATCAGCTTGAGGATGCAACTGTGGTTGACGAACCCCAAACAAGTGTTGAAGAACAGCCTGAAGTAGTATCTGACTCATCAGAAAGTACGGTAGAAGAAAGATCAGATGGCGATAAGGACGCAGCTTCGCCAACTGCGGATCAAGATGATACCGTTCCTAGTGATGAAGGAACTGATGAACCCAAGAAAGTTATTATTGCAAAAGATGGTGTACATACAATCCCATACGATGTACTAGAAGCTGAACGCCGAGAGGCCGAGCGTCTACGTCAACAACTTGCTGAAATGGAAAGCAAACAAGTTGAATATGAGAATCAAGCACGACTTCTTGATATCCGTGATAAACAACTTCAAAAGCTTGGTGTTAATCCTGATGACTTACCTGAAAATCTCAAAGTTAGCGAGCAGCAAATCGATGAATTACGCGAGAATTATCCTGAATTAGCTCCTTTTATTACATCTCTTATGGCGAAAGTTGATGCTGTTTCAACGAGTGTGAGCACTGCTCAAAGTTCAACATTAGAGCACAATCCGATTATGGCTGATATTCGTGCGAATACAGATTTAAATAGTTGGATGGAAGAAAAAGGAGATAAATGGTCCCTTGCGCTCGATATTGACGATCGTCTGTTAGCAGATCCAAAATGGTCTAGTAAATCTCAACCTGAACGTTTTAATGAAGTAGTTCGTCGAACTAAAGCTGCGTTTGGTGAAAATATACCAGAAGCAAAGCCAGTAGCTACGAATAAAGAAATTCAAGAAGAAGCGGCCGATAAAGAACAAACTGTTACGAATTCTTTACCGGCAAGCCCTTCTTTGGTTGGTGCATCAAATACGCATGAAGGAAGTGTATTGCAACAAGCTGCAAATATGAATAATGAGCAGCTTCAGGTATTGATGGCGGGGATGACTGCTGATCAAATTGATGCGCTTTTAGATCAAATCGATTTTTAAATCAGAACAACTAATTACTGAACCCGCCATTGTGCGGGTTCTTTCGTTTTAGGAGTCGTTATGACAACTATCACGCCAGCACAGGCGAAACATTTACAAGAAGTTGCGCTTTTTACTGCTGCGAACCGTAATCGTTCGTTTGTAAATATGCTAACTGAAGAAGCTCCAAAGCAGACCTCTGGGGATAAAAAAGGTAATAAGCAAACATCACCTCATGCACCGATTGTTCGTGTCTCAGATTTACAAAAGCAAGCCGGTGAGTCTGTTGATATGCAAATTATCCATAAGTTATCAAAACGTCCAACAATGGGGGATCGAAAACTAGAAGGTCGTGGTGAGAATCTTGAATTCTCTAGCTTCGACCTCAAAATTAATCAGGGTCGTCATATGGTTGATGCTGGTGGCAAAATGAGTCAACAGCGAACATCTCATGGTATTCGTCGAGCAGGTAGAACGCTGTTAGGTCCATATTTTAATGATCTACAAGATCAGATTGCGACGATCCAACTAGCGGGTGCTCGTGGTGATTATTTTGATGATGACATTATTGTGCCTCTTTTTGACCATAAAGAGTTCGGTGAGATCATGGTCAATGACATTACGCCTCCAACGTATGACCGACATTTCTTTGGTGGTGATGCAACGTCTTTTGAGTCACTCGATTCAGCTGATATTTTCAATATGGAAGTGGTTGATAATATGGGTCTGTATATTGAAGAGATGGCCCATCCGCTACAACCTATTCGATTTCAAGCTGACGAGCTTGCAGGGGATGAACCTTTTTATTTGTTAACTGTTACTCCACGCCAATGGGCAACATGGCAAAAAACGTCATCATATAAAGACTGGCAACAACTTACAGCTGCTGCGATTAACCGAAGTCGTAATTTCCGACATCCCGTCTTTGCTGGCGAATGTGCAATGCGTGGAAATATCCTTGTACGCAAGTATAAAGGAATGCCGATTCGTTTTAATCAGGGGTCAGTTGTTAATGTCTCTAATAATGATAATCAGGCTACAGCAAAACAAGTTGAAGCTAAGACAACTATTGACCGAGCGATGCTAATTGGTGGCCAAGCATTAGCGAATGCTTGGGGAGCAACATCATCTGGTAATCAATTTAAATATACTGAGAAGAAAGTTGACCATGATAATGGTACTGAAATCTCTATTGCCTGGATGAATGGCCTTAAGAAAATTCGTTTCCCTGATAAACGAGGTCGAATCAATGACCATGGCGTTATTGCTCTTGATACAGCAATTAACATTTAACGAAGTTGAGAGTGAGTTATGACAAAGATTATTGCTCCAAGTATGCGTGATACGCTCTATGCAGGACCTGCAGGTAATCTGAGTGTTGCCGTGACTGGTGTAACTCTAAAAGCAGCGGTAACGGATACGGAAGTTGAATTGATAGAGTTACCTATCGGACTTAACCTAATTGGTTTACGAGTTGTTACTAGTGGCCTAGGAACTGGTGTCAAAGTGGATGTGAAGGTCGGTAAAAAGATATTAGCTACAGAGCTCGATGTTTCCAGTAAAAGCGCAGTAACAATGGCCATTGAACCTGTATATCTAGTCGACAATACAACACTAGAGTTGGTGATTAAAGGTGGATCGGCGACTGGTGATATTTCTGTGATGCCAGAGTACATTTCTGTCGGGTTTTAATAAGAATCTTAATCATGGAAGCGCTCTTGATGGGCGCTTTTTTATTTTGGGGGATTTATGTCAAAAATCAGTATTGCTTACATTGGTGATAAACCATTTAAGAAAGATACCATCACTGGCTCGTTACTTGTTTTTCCTCAGTATCAACCAATTGACGTTGAAGCACCAACTGCGTTTATGTTGTTGCAATATCCGAAAGTATGGGTTCGTTCTGAAGATATTGAGGTAACCAAAGAGCAGAAACAGCTAGCAGCTGATGAACGAGCGAAGTTGCTTGAGGATGAGCAAAAAGAGCAGGAAGCTTTAGAGTTTGCAAAAAGTATGGTCGTGACAGTAGCTGGTGAAAATCTGGATTTAGCTAAATTACCTTCTGTTAAATTAGCAACTCTCATTGAAGCAAATGATTGGGAGCTTGAACCAAAAGGAGCTCAAGAGTCTGTAGATGAGTTCCGTACTCGAGTACGTGATTTTATTCGCGGATTATAAACATGATTAGAGTCTCTGAATTTTTACCGTCATTGAGATTGTTAGTTGATGTTCCCTTACCAGGATTAATGGAGAGAGCGATAATACAAGCATCTATCCGTTTTTGTCGCGAAAGCCGTAGTTTGGTGAAGAGACGATCTTTTGAAGAGGTATTTGAGCTGCAGACCATCTCGGCCATTAGCAGACAATATGACATAAAAGGAATTCCCCAATTGAAAGGAGCAGGGCTTATCTCTGTTTCAAGCCAATCTCAATTATTAGAAGCTGGTGTTGATTATACGGTATTAGGGTTGGACAAGATTACCTTTCAGCAGGATTTTATTGATGTAGAGATCTACGCTAGAGCAGAACCCACTCAATCAGCAGCAATGTTACCCGAAGAGCTTTATCATGATTACTGTGATGTAATTTGCTCAGGTGCCGCCGCTATTCTCCAGATGCAGCCAAATCAAACATGGACTGGCCCTAACTTGGCAAAATATAACGAGCAATGTTTTGTTGAAGGATATCGCCAAGCTTTTCGTCATGCAGTCGAACATCAATCATTTACCTCTAGGCCAGAGAGAAAGCGGGTATTTATCTAATGAAGGTTAAAATCCTAATCGACCGAGTTAGCAGAGAATTGGTTGATCCTCGTAATACCCGTTGGTGCCGAGATGAATTAACTCAATATCTCAATGAAGCTATTGGAGTTATTGCAACAAAACAACCAGGTCTTGTAGCAAAAGCCACTGACTTATCTGTAACGTCCAGCCCAATTGATCTCCCTAGAGATGGTTATTCTTTATTAGCGGTTCATTCAATTAATGGTATTGCTGCTCAATATGTATTAGTTGAAAAGCTTGATCATATGTATCCGACGTGGCAACTCGATAAAGGTGTACCTATATGTTGGACCAAAAGAGAATACGATCTCAAAAGGTTCTGGATTTATCCTCAGCCGAGTGAACCTGTTGTTGTTTCGATTCTTTATGTTCCTGAGATTAGGATTTCGGATGAAGAGTTTGAGGTCTCACTTCCAAACATTTACGAAGGGGCTTTAGTTGATTTTATGATGTATCGAGCGTATTCGCGTGATGGTGAAAATGTTAGTGAAGCCAATAAATCGCAACAACACTTCCAATCTTTCTCTCTGTTTCTTAATGATGATCAAGCATTGAAAAATAATCGAGAACAGCGGCTGAACCAGTCTATCTTCAAATAAGGTTTAACTATGTTAGTTAAAGGTATTCTTTCTGATGCAGCTGATCAGTGTATTCCGAAAGGGATTATTCAGATTGTGTCCATCAATACATCAGAGTCTGTTCTTGAGGGTTCCACTGTATGGATTAAAGCCGATAATGAAGGACACTATAGCTTTACCTTATTGCCTGGTTCGTACTTAATTTATGCTCAATCGGGTAGACAAAATGATGTGGTGTATTTGGGAGAGACGATAGTTACCGATGATACACCAGATGGAAGTTTAAATAGTATTGTGGGTATTACGACTCCAGTATTACCACCGCAAGTTCAACAAGCCGTGAATGCGGCAAATAAAGCAACTCGGTCTGCAGAAGACGCAAATGATAAGTATCAAGATCTCATTGAGTTAGCAAAGACGGTAACAAATTCTATTAATGATTTAGTTACAACAGTGAATCATGTCGAGAACCTATCACAATCAGTTGAAGGTTACGCTTTAGCGAGTGGTAATGCCTTACAAGGCTCATTACGAATAAAAGCTGAAGTGGGAGCTGTTAATCAATCCGTTAGGTTGGTTAAAGATGAAATCTTGTCCATACAAAAAAATATTATTCATCTAAAATCTGATGCAGAAACGTTTAGTTCTAAAGCATCATCTAGTGCTCAGAAAGCCCAAAAACAGGCAAATAGCGCGGTACTTAGTGCAAACAATGCTGCTGCTGATAGCCAAAAAACATTTCGCTTGATGACGGTAGTTGAGAAGTATCGTGATGATGTAATGGGAGCATTAGACGAAACTCATCAGTCACTTGAATGGCTTAAGTTCATGCAAGTGCAGTTTGACACTAAACTGCAGGAAATGACGTTAATTGACGAGCATCTTTCCATTCTTGCAAGAGAGATTGAAAAAAACAAACAGAAAGTAGAACAACTTCGGCTGAATGCTAGAGAAAGTGCAGGTAATGCAGCTACAAGTGCGTTAAGAGCAGAGCATGAGGCTAATCGTGCAGAAGTCGCTGCTAGTATTGATATTGTCCGCGAGGCAGAAAAACAGGCTAAATCATCAAAATCCGAAGCTGATAAATCGTTGTCAGCATCTTTGGTTTCTGTTAATGCAAAGAACGTGGCAGTGGCTAAAGCTAATGAGGCTAAACAGTCAGAGCTATCTGCAACAACGAGTGCTCAAAATGCTGAGCAAAATAGCTTAACTGCTAAAGAACAAGCAAAGCTTTCAACAGAGAAAGCCAGTAGTGCAGCTATCAGTGCTAAAAATTCAAAAAGTAGCGAAAAATCAGCTCTAGAAGCTGCAAGCGAAGCAGCTTTAAATTCCACAGCGACTAAACAATCAGCTAACTTAGCCAGTAGTCATGCAGTTACTGCTGGTGAAAGTGCGAATACTGCAGAACAGAAAGCTGATGATGCTGCAAATCAAGCATCGATTGCGACTCAACAGGCAGGTATAGCAAAGAGTAATGCTGACGCTTCATTAAATAGCCAAACACTAGCAGCCAACAGTGTTGAATTAGCTTCAAATCAAGCAAAATTAGCCAGTAACAGTGCTAAGGTCGCTGCAGAAAAAGCAATGATAGCCATAAACCAAGTGTCTTTAGCTCAACAAGAAGCTGCCAAATCTAGAGTTAATGCGGGTGGAGCAGCACAGTCAGCAAAAGATTCAGAACGAAGTTCCCAAACTTCAATCGCTAAAGCTGATGTTGCAGCTAAGAATGCAGGGTTATCTGCTACTCATGCCATTGAAGCATCTCAAAGCTTTATTCGAGCATTATCCGCTGAAGAATCGGCAATTAGTGCAGCAAAACGAGCAGAAACAGCAGTTGCTAGTTTGTCTGGAGCTATGATTGAACAAGGAGGGGTCGATCTTTCAAAAGGTGTTGCGCCACAACCTCCGCTTGATATTAATGGAGCTAAGAGAGCTTGTTTTTGGAAAGTAACGGCAGCAGGCACCGTTAACAATATTGAGTATGGTGTTGATGATTCGATTGTGTATTCAGCTAGTATGGATACGTATTACAAAATAGATAATACAGAAAACGTTACGTCCGTAAATGGGCACCGAGGTGTCGTTAATCTCACCAAAAAAGATGTAGGTCTTAATCTTGTTCCTAATAAGACTCATACTGAAAGTGTACTTGCTGATAGTGTGCCTATTCGAGATCACTCTGGTGATGTTAGTTCGAGATTATTTCGTTCAAATTATACTGAACAACAGACTATATCAGGAGCTCTTGCTTTTCGAATTGATAATGTTACGGATAATTACATTCGATTTTGTTCTAACCAAGAGGCCATTCGAACGTGGTTAAGTCTGTATTCTAAAGATGAATCAGATAACAAATATTTATTGAAGTCTGTACAAGATAGTTTTGCTCAAAAGATAAACCCGTCTTTTACCGGGCGAGTTTCTATTTCGAGTGACGAAAGTACGTCAGATGCTCCATGCCTTCTAAGCTTACAAGCATTATCAACACGGGGGCACCCACACCCGACACCGATTATTAACGATAATCAAGGATTAGATTCTGATGCTGATATATACAAATACCGAAATACATTCACAGGCTCTATTTCTTATGAGTATATTAAATCTCTCAACATAGATTTAACGGGGAAAAATGGTAAATACGTGAAGATTGCATCGGTATATATCCCACAAGATGGATCTACAGCAGAGATTGAAATTATTGGCGGTGCAGGTTTTAATTTAGGATCACATACACAATGTGATCATAGTCGAATTATTATTCGTTCTGGGAATGGTACCCCAAAAGGGATTAACTGTAGAGTTTATGCTCATCAAATTCATACGTATCGTTTTTTCACTAAAATTTATACTCACAATGTTACTTCCGATTGGTACGATATTTATTTGTTAGTTGTTAACGCCTATGCAAGTAATCTTATCTTCAAGTTCTCCAGCTCTGTTGGATGCTATATCAAACCCTCGTTAAGGGATCCCTTAACTTTATCCGCTCTACCTTCTGGTAGTCAGAAAGGCGTGATCTATCTGTATAGCTATAGCCAAGATGATATTGAGTAGATCAATAGAGATAATTTATGTTAGTAAATATTCCTTTAATGAAAGGTGAAATCCCTCGATTAAAACCTCATCTTTTACCCAATGAATCATCAGTCAAAGCTATAGACTGTCAGTTTGAGAATGGGATTATTTCGCCAATCAAGTCTGATAAATGGGTTCAGAACTTATCAATTTTGGTGAAAACATTATTCAAATATAATGATGAGCATTGGTTTATCTGGCCAAAGAAAGTTGAAGCTATTCATAACCCAATGGCTCAAGATAAATGGCAGCGAGTCTATTTTACAGGAGATGGCAAACCCCAAGTTACTGCCCAAGATATCGCTATTGGTCCAGTGAGTCCTGCTGCGAGTTATGAGCTTGGCGTACCGGCTCCAGCAACTAAACCTGTTATTGAGCAAATTGACGACTCAACGGGTGAAGAACCGTCACAAGGCGAAGCGGCTTTGTTTGATGATGAGACGCGTTTTTACATTCAGACCTATGTAACCCGGTTTGGTGAAGAGGGGATGCCATCGTTGCCCAGCTCTGAAATTCTAATAGAGAAACCAGGCTCTACCGTTCACCTCCTTTTAGCTCGTCCTGAGCAGAACAAAAATAACATAACGCGTACACGGCTATATCGAAGCGTGACAAGCAATAATAGTGCTGAGTATATGTTAGTGGCAGAGTTGCCTATCTCGCAGGAACGTTATTTGGACGCAGTAAAAACAATAAATGGCCCTATTTTAGAAACATGGGATTTTGCTGTTCCAGATGCAAATATGCGAGGGCTATGCCAAATGGCTAATGGTATCTGTGCGGGTTTTGCCGGAAACGAGGTGATGTTTTCTGAGGCCTATCTTCCTTACGCTTGGCCAAAAGGATACCGAGGTACCACTGAACATCCAATTGTAGGGATTGCGGCGATTGGTACGAGCCTAGTTGTCCTTACCAAAGGGTATCCTTATCTTTTCTCAGGAGTAACGCCAAGTGCTATTAATGGTACTAAGATAGCATCAGAACAGGCTTGTGTGAGTGCAGAATCTATAGTTGTGGTAAATGGAGCGGTTATTTATGCATCCTCTGATGGTCTGGTTGCTATTGGCAGCGACGGTGCAATGACGATTACTGATCAATTGATTACTCGTTCACAGTGGCAAAAGAAAACTCCTCAGACAATAAGAGCATGGGCAGCAGAAGGCTTGTATATCGGAATATCAAAGACAGGTAGTTTTATTTTTGATCCGGTATCTCAAGACTTTAGAGAGTTATCAAATCGATGGGACTGCGCTTACTCTGACTTAGAACGTGATCAGCTCTTTGTTGTGAAGGATAAACAACTTTATATCTGGCAAGGTGGAGAAAATGATTTACCGTTGATTTGGAGGAGTAAGGTTTTCAAATTACCAACAGATAGTTTGATGTCATGTGCTCGGGTCATCTCAAATGATATTTCTAAGTTATCCATCAAGATTATCGCTGATGGCAAAGATATTTATTCGCTCTCGACTGGAGAGCTAACAGATAGAAGTTTTCGATTACCTGCAGTAAGAGCAACTAATTGGCAGATTGAAGTTTCAGGCAATGCAGAAGTAGAGCGTTTAGCCATAGCTAGTTCTCTGCAGGAGTTAACGTAATGGTTTCACCTAATCGAAATAAGATAGCAGGTTTTAGGGGGGGACGGGATCCTGCTGCGTTACAGGAAAATATGGAGTTGTTAACCGGTCAAAGAGGAAATGGTTTAGATCGCGCTATTACTGTGCGAGAGCTCGCCCAGCTTGGCTTAATTAACGTAACACGTAATAGCCAGGGTTCTGTTGTCACGAAACCAGTATTGCCACAGGCCCCAGATGATAAACCTATTAGTATTCCAGATGCTCCTGTTAATTTCTCTGGCTTTGGTGGTTTTGGTGCCATCATGCTTGAGTGGAAAAATCCTACATTTAATGGATTTGCTTATGCTGAGATATGGAGAGCGGTACCAAACCAGGATAATTCAGCCCCAAGTATTAAACAGGCAGTTTTAATTGCTACAACACCCGCTACGGTATTTGGTGATGTGGTTGATCCTGGTTCTACGTTTTATTACTGGTGTCGTTTCGTTAATACCAATAATGTTCCTGGTCCTTATCAGGGTATTGATGGAGTTAAGGTCTCAACAAGTACAAATATTCATGATGTGGTTGATGATATTGGATCACAAATGAAAGATTCAGAGCTTATTAAGTCTTTATCTTCAGATATCTCAAACCTTTCCTCGTCCGTCACTGAGTCACAACAAGCGATTAAATCAATAAATAAAGATGGATCTTTAGCGTATCAATCTCTGTGGAGTATGAAGGCTCAAGCTGGAGATATCAAAGCGGGTATTGGATTTTTGGCTAAATCAGATGGTACCAGCCAGGTCGCTGTATCAGCAAGCCAGTTCTTTGTGTTCGATCCAAATGTCGCAGGTGGTGAAACGCAGCCGCTATTTGCCATCGACAAAGGCAATGTCGTTATACCTAAAGCTTTGATTGAATCAGCTACTATTCAGATTTTAACTGCACAAACCATCGTTGCAGATAAAGTAAAATCTGGCATCAGTATTTCATCGCCTCAGATTCATGGTGGACAAATTACTGGGGGATGGGCTGGATTTGGTATTGGAGGCCCATATCGAGGATATCATACAGCTATCTCTAAAGATGGAGTCATTGAAACAAATAGATTGAGGTTCAAGTCTGCTCAATCAGGGACGCGGCTCGAAATAAATGGTGATCGTATTGAGGTATGGGAAAATGGAAGTATTCGTGTTCGAATGGGAAGACTGTAGTAAATGACCTTTGGTGTGCAATGCTGGAGTCCAACAGGTCAGACGGTAATAACAACGATCCAACCTATGAATCTTGTTGGGATATACCCCATATATGAAGGTCGTCATACAATCGCTATTGAGGGAAGTATTGATGGTGTACTTGAATGGACCTTTGCCTTTGGTGAGCAAGGAAATGGCACAACAGGTGTAGCGATATCTAGCGTGTCTGTATCAGGTAACAAATTAACGTATGTTGGTACAAAATTCAGATCCCCAGATATGCAAAGTTTAGTTCAAAAACCCAGTATTAGTATTTATATAAGGCGTTAAATATGACTTATGGTATTGATATGCGAACCACCAATGGAAAGCGCATGGTGTGGGGAAGGGAGGAAGTTTATTTATACTGGGGGAGGGTGGAGGTAAATTATGAAGGAAATGAAGGTAAAAAGATTCATAGCTTATTTAATATTCCTATAAATTGGTCACCGTTGGTTTTTAGCCGAATCTTAAGCAACTCAATACCAAATATTGTAGCCGGAAAAAGTGATGGTATTCACATGGTTAATAAGAATGAAAGGTTACATGTTGAGTCTAATTTTGAAGGTAATAGTGGCTCAAGAAAAATATCGTATTATGTTTTCGTGCCTGCAAAACATATTCCTTTGCCCAAACATGGCCTAATGGTGAAAAATGATATTGGTAACATATGTTTTCACAGTGGGCGTCGATCATTAAATGTTAAGGACTTGTTGAAGAAAACCAATATAGGTGCGAGTGGAGTATCAACAACCTATTCTTATAATGTAGCTGCACAAACAACACTTACAGGAGCCGCAAGAATACCGATCAGTCCTTATCAATCATTTGGTTATTATCGGACCACTTTAGGAAGCGAAAGAGGCATCCATATTTCGTGGTTTTTGGTTGAATCTAGTAGTAATCCATATCCAGAAACACCAACATTTATAACAGCGTCAGTTCCTTTGATTAATGCTGACGAGTATCATGATATTTCTAGCTTGCATTGGATTTAGATGGACAAACTAAGTTATACACCTCGGACTCTTTAAGCATCCCTCTGATCATGACGCTTTGAGCACGATAAAGCGTTTTTCCATGACGCTCTATCTTCCCAATAATTCTTGTCTTTATTGCCTCTAGAGGGGCGCCTCTAGGTTTCTGGTAATTCGGTAGATACACAAGAATATCAGCGTAACAGTCAAGGGATGTATATCCTCCGTAGTATTTATGTTCGTGAGTAGCTGAACAAGATGAAACCAAAAAAGAAATAATAAAAAAGTATAAAATACGCACTATGAGATTCCTAAAAAATTTAAAATTCTCTGGCATTTTAATGTGAATCAAACGGTAAAAAGAGACAAATGAATATAAATGTTAGTAAATCTTATTGGATAAATTATCGAGATAAGTTACTTCCAATAATGAAGCAAATAGAACGAAGAAATAGTCATGTGTTTGCTGATGAAACAGATAAGGCTCTATCGGAAGGTAGAGCCTTTTTGTTTGTTGGTGAAGATGGTTTTTTCATTTTAGATCCTTTACTTCGGAATGAGGAAATTATCGTGAATGTGATGTTTGCCTTTAATTGGGGAAATAATGCTATTGCTAGATACCAAGAAACGATTGAGCGTTTGTCTCTTGATATTGGAGCTAAAGGATTAGAGTTATGTACTGCAGTAAAAGGGTTGATTCCACTTTTAGAGCAGCAAAGATGGGAGTGGGTTTCTACTGACAATAATGTGATGTATTGGATTAAGAGGTTGTGATCATGGGTGGCCGCAAATCACAAGAAGTACCAGAAACAACGGCTCAAAAAACGCAAGCAGAAGTGGCGAATAAACAATGGGATCTTTATGAAAATGAACTAAAAGGTTTTGAAAATAAATTTATTCAACGAGTCGATAATTTTAACTCATCGAGCAAGATGGAAAAGACAAAGCAAACAGCTGGACTTTCATATGCCTCAAGCTTTGGCCATGCACGTAAGCAGTTAGATCAAAGTATGACTGCAAATGGCGTGGATCCAAGTAGCCAGAAATTTCAGAATGCTCAAGCAAATTTATCAGACGATCAAGGATTAGAACTATCTGATACAGTTAATCGTGCTCAATCTTCTGAGCAAGATAAATATTTAGCTGGTTTACAAGATGTAGCTGCCATGGGAATGGGACAGAAAAGTGATGCTTTAGGCAGTATAGGTGATGTTGCTAATGCGAGCTTAAGAAAGGCGACATCTGACGCTTATGATTCTTTTAACCGCCGAGCTGCAAACAACCAGTTAATTGGCACTGTTACAGGAGCGGGGGTTTCTGCTGGACTTCGTCAATTACCGTCATTTAAAAGTGCATCTTTAGATGGCGCTAGTGTTGATGGGATTTCAACTACCAAGCGATTGAATTCATACAACAATCGCTTTAATCCAAGTGGAACCATGATAACTTAAGGATATAAATATGGGTATTGCATCAGATACTTATGCCAATATAACTCGTCAAATGTATGAAGATTGGGAACAGAGGTTTTATCCCAAACAAAAGGAGCTATTAGATAAGGCTGTATCGGGAGAGTTAGCAACTGAACAGATCAATCGTGTTGACAGAAATATGCAAGATTCTATGCGTTCAGCAACCCAAAGTAATATAAACCATATGGCTAGATATGGTGTTGACGCTAGCCTATCTCCGAATATTGAAGCCAGACAGGCACTTGGATTAGCCAGCGCTAAAAATGCCATTCGAGAATCAGAGCAAGAACGCTCAATGGGAATTTTTTCTGACTCAGGAATGGGATTACGAGAGAAGATTAATATCGGAGGTATGTAATGTCATATGGATTATTATCTTTGGGACAAGATACTCGCCAGCAAGCTTTAAATGGATTACGTAATGCTGCTAATCAAGAACAGGAACGGGAGCAGATAAATCAGCAACTAAAAAATGCTCAAAGAACACAGACTATGGGCTCTATTGGCTCAGGTGTAGCAATTGGAGCTATGGCTGGGGGGCCTGTTGGTGCATTGCTTGGTGCTGGAGCAGGGTTGATCCTTGGTGAGTTATTTTAATTTGGGGGTTATATGGTGATAGATACCCGGGGTTTTATGGATGGGGCTTTGCGTGGTTTTGATTTAATGGAAAATCATTATGACCGAGCTGAGCGTAAAGCGGACCGTGAAAGAAGCTTAAGACTTGCTGATGAACAAAATAAAAGGCAAGAGCAATGGCGGCAAAAGGCATGGGATCGAGATGAAGACCGTTATCAGGAACGATTGAAAACAGATCAAGCAAATAATGATAAAGAAGAACGTCGATATCAAGATGGGTTAAAACTAAAAAAGCAGCAGTTAGCTCAGAGCAATGCTGTTAATGCAGCTCAACAACAATACTATCAACAACGAAATAACCGAGAAAAGAGATTACAGTTTATCCAGGATAATGCTCCTTTGATTGATCAAGCTTGGACTCGATTTAATGAAACGGGGGAGTTGAGTGATATCTTAAACAACGATTATATAAAAGGAACTGCGTATGATGTTCGCTCTTATACGCCAGATAAAATTAATGCTTTTAATAATTTACGCACTAACATACCTAACGTACTGTCAGGGAAAGCAGACGTAGACTCTCTTGTTCCTGATATTGGTGTTGTGTACAAATCAAATATTGATCGAGTCATTGGCTCAAAAGATGATTCGGGAAAACGAACAGTAACAGGGGCTGAATTAGCTAACATTCACCTAGCGTCAGACATAAATCCAGATATCAAAGGGGATCAACCTGGTTTGGTTTTAGGACTAAAAGTGAAATATGATGATGGCTCTACAGCAGTCAAACCTGTAACGAAGCTGCGTAGCTCAGATCCCAATGACCATCCATTAGTCATCCCATTAGATGAAGCAATGAAAGACCTTTCAGGGCAGATGAAATTAGCTCGATTAGCTTCAACATCTAAGGCTTATCAGCAATTGTTTGGAAAAGATAATAAAGCTCAGAAATCAGTGGATAAAGAATATCGCGGAGAAGTAAATAAGATCTCTAAATGGTATGGTGATGCGACTTTAGACTTAATGAAAAATAGCGGTGGAACTGTAAGCCCTGAGCAACAAGAACAATTAGATAAACAACGGGATGATATGCTGGCTAAGTTGAACAAAATGTATGGTAAAGCTCAAACCACTACCATTACCAAGTTCACCCCAACAGAGCGTTGGGCAAGCGGTGATGGGACTAAGCAAGAGTATCTTCAGGCCATGAAATCAGCGGGTAGAGATATTGGTTCTTTGAGTGTTGAACAGTTAGAGCAGGGGTATCAGCAAGCTTTGATCCGCAAAAAAGAAAGAGAAAAGGAGCAACATGAATCAGAGATTGCAAATAGGATTAGAGGAGGCATAGTTTATTGATAGTGGCCAACCAGTTGATAATTAGCCACTATTTAAGACTTAGAACTCATATTGATTCTTAATATCCGGAGATAGTGCTATCACTATAAAACGGGTATCTATCGATCCTTGAATTGTAGCGGTGCTATTTATTTTACCATCTATCAAGGTCATCAGTTGCTCGCCTATATGTTTCTTCGTTAGTTGCTTTAGTGAATCAGAAGCATCTTGTGATATTTCTAGTAGAATGGAGTTATCGTCTCTGATGGTGGTTTTTAAAATATCCTGTTGTGAAAGATAAACGGAATCGCCAACTTTGATATCGCCAATATTTTTAGTGACGTTCTGGCTTAAATGGTTCTTAACAATAGTAAACTCTATTCTATCTATTTTCTTTTGATGTGAAGAGCATGCACTTAGCAATAATATACTAATTAGTAATAAGATGTTCTTTCTCATAAGCTACTTTTCATATTCCTTTAATATTACGAAGGTCGATTATAAATTAAATGCGATATCTTTAAGGATCTTAAGTGTCTATATTTGTCATATAGTGTCATTTTATTGTAACCCTTTTGTGTTTCTTTTATCGATAATAATGAAATGACCTGTGTCTCTTTATTTGCCTAACACTAAGGCAAACTAACCCCATCATGGATAAATCTATTTCAAGCCACTGCCTATTTGGGCAGTGGCTTTTTTATTACGACTGAAGAGGTTGGTATGAATGATCAATTGCTTGGTGATGATGTAGCTCCTAAGGCAACCGTTAATGCAAAGACTGATATGACTACATTTTCTAAGCAGGACCTTGGAAACTCAGGATTACCTGCTGAACCTAATTATGAGGTTGGGATAAGTGATATAGGCAAGTCGACATTATCTGCCGGCTTGCGTTCAATCTCTGGTATTGCCGAAATAGGAAATCAGAATGTTAAGGCATTGGAAAATAAAGCGAATAAGGACGATGGTTTTGTATCTGGTATAGCCAATGCTATGACTTATGTCCCCATCATTCCAATTGCTGACAAGGTCTTACCTAAATTAAGAGATGGATTGTCGTCAGTTGCTAATTCTATTGATAACACCTTGAGTTCTGATGCTAAGAAAGCAGCACAAACCATGCCCGTTACAAAAGAAGGTGATGAGTGGCGATTTTCATCAGATCCAGCTGTATTTGGGATGAATTTTGCCAATGTCGTTGGTTATATGCTGCCTACCGTTGCGACAGCGTTTGCAACGAGAGGACAAAGTCTTGCAGCGTTAGAGCCCGCGTTAACTCGAGCAATGATTAGAACAGGCGCAAGTAAGGCGGTTGCTGAAAAAGCACTACCGTATGTAGTTAATGCTCTGAAATCAGCTCCTGCAACAACAGCGGGCATTACTTCTGATTTGGGTAGCCAGGGCAATGATATGAGAAGACAAGCCCTTGATAGTAATTTTGATCAATTATCTGAATCTAAATATTTTAGAGAAGCCTTTTCTGATATTGATAGCAATCCAGAAACAGCATCATTAACTGATGGACAAAAATTGTCATTAGCAAGAGAACGTGTTGCTGATTTTGCTTCTAGAGCAACAATATCAGATCCAAAGAATATTGCAGCGAGTGCGGCAGCAACTATGCTCGGGGATGTTCCTTTAGCAAATGCAGCACTCAAAGGTCTAAAAACAACAGCTGGTGGATTGCGAGGTGCTGCTCATGGGTTTATTTCTGGAGGATTACGAGAAGCTCCGTTAGAAGGAATGCAAGAGGGCATTCAACAAAAAGTTTCCAATAACGTTTCAAATCAATATTTAGGTTCAGATATCGATCCAAATCAAGGTGTTGATAAAGCACGTGCAAATGGTGCATTACTTGGCTTCTTAAGTGGAGGAAGTTTAAATGCAATCGGTGGACTCAGGGGAGAACATGAGCAGGCAATAGAGCCTGAAACACAAACTGGTGAAACGGGTTCTCCAGACAAAGTAGATGAAGAACCAGAAACAACACCTGTTGATGTTAGTGTGACACGTGATCTTAATGAAGAGCCTCAAGATAAACCAACACATGCCCAACATGGCTATACAAAAGAAGAAGCCGTAGATGATCTTAATGCACCAGCTTATCTACGAGAAGAACTTAGAAATCAAGCTGGACCACAACCTGATCTTAATACAGGGCAATCTTATGATGTTGATGATCTTTCAATTCCTGCATATTTACGTAACGGGAAAGAAATTAATGAAGATCCAGAAACTCATGAGCGGGTGTCAGAACCAAATACTAAAGAGCAGTCATTCTCACATAAAGAAGGATCAGTAACACCGAAAACGTTCGATGAGACGTATCTATTGGATGATGGCACAACCACTTTGGATACTGAGCACCATATGAAGGGTAAAAATGACATTGTGTTTAGTGATGTACCCCCAAGTGTTATTTATGGACATGATCAGCGTTCTAAGGTTTTGGCTCAGAATAATGATGATAAGCAAGTGGGGTATCCTGAGTTTGATGGTGGTTTGAAAAAGTCACAAAGGCGTGAGTTAGAATACTTAGCCAGACGTCGAGCTGATAAAATTCCATTAGCTATGCAAAATCTTAAAGGGGCTGCACGTATCACTCGCCCCGAATATAGAGAGGAGCTAGTGCAACTGGCAGATCAATCAAGTGCCCTTTCTCATAATAAAGAAGTTAATCATCAATTAGATACTGTAACCTCAGCCATCACAAAATTAGGCGGTATCAACCGTGACTTAGCAAAATCTGAGGGTATAGATGAAGCTCATTTTAAACGTAATCAGCTGTTTCCCACAAAAGGTGGACGCACTTTTGATGAAATGGCTGAAGTATTGAATGAACATGGTTTTACCGCTCGTTCGGGTAAATCATTATCGGCTAATGATGTGTTGGATTTAGTTGGTGGTGAGCTTGATAACAATGAACGACATTATAGTAATCAATCTGATGCTATTACGGAGACAGATAAAGGCAGTGCTTTGGCGGAGCTTGTTCGTGAGTATGGTAATGAGAGAATCCAAATCGCAATTAAAAAGGCACTTAAAGGGGAGCGATTAGGTGACCGACAAGGTGATATCGTTAATGAAGCTATGGACGTTATTGAAACTGGGCGAATTGAGCAAGCGGGGGGTATCGAATCGCGACGAAATGAACGTGATATGCGTCGAGCATCTCGGCAAGCTAAACGAGAGCAAAAACTAAAACAAGCATCTCAAGACTTGGGATTACCTGACTGGGTAACTTCTGATTACAGTATGAATCTTGAACAAGAATATTCAGATACTGTAGAGAGCCTTTTAGATGATTCAATTTATCAAGCATCATCAATTGATCATCAAGCTACTGAACATCTAATTAAAGAGTATGAAGCCGGAAAATTAACAACCGCTCAGTTAATTTCTAAATTAGGAGAAATAGATTATGCCGATCAACAAGCAGTCTCAAACATGGAAGACGCTAAACCAATTACCGAAATCACGGATACTAAAAGCGCTGAAGAACGGACACGCACGAGCACTTTACGAACTGAGCAAAAAGCAGAACTCGAACATGATGCAGGAGCAAAAGAAACAGTAGAACAAGGTAAACAAAATCTAGGAAAGAATAAACCTGAGCCTAAATCCACACCAAAAACAGAAGAAGGTACCCAAGAACATTTAGATAAAGAAATATCAGTTGAACCAACACTATCAAAACCTCATCTAGTAAAAAATGATATTCAAGATGTAGGTGAAAAAATTGGTGGAGCTCGAAAAGATATATGGGAATCTTATTCATCAACAGTTGAAGGTCATACAAAAGGAGAGCTTCAATCTTTACCTTTATCTAAGTCATGGCCACAACCAAATTATCAAGCAATGCTCAACCAAGGTGGCTCACTTGATACGCTTAGCCTTTTTCGTGCAATTAGAGATAGTATTACGGCTAAACCGCGAAGTGGATATAAGGTTTCACGTTGGGCTAATAATGTTCACTCCTTACGTGAAGTGGCGTTAAAAGTATTAGATGGCTCTATAACAAAAGAGCAAGCCGATACTATTTTAAAAACCTCAACTAGCCGAGAAGCTCACCAGATTGCGGGACGAGCAGCGCTTTATCAAGCCATGGGATTGAACAATAGCCTTTCTGGTTTTACTGTTTCTCAAGGTGAGTATTCTCTTTTTAATGGACAACAGTTCAATCCGCCTAAAACTATTTGGACCGTGGAACGAACAACCAAAAGTAATGGGCTGAATCACTGGCCACGAATGATGTCATTTGGCGATACACAGGCCGAAGCTATTGAGAAATTTAAACATAAGTATCAAGAACTGATCGACGGTACCAAAGATGAGCCCAAGTTAGCTACGTTTGATATTTATACTAAATATCAAACCCACGGGTATTTTATCGGAAAAGAAGTTGGTCGTTCTTATGTAGATCTTGAAGGCCCAATCGATTCTATCAAAGAAGCAAGACGAATCCTTAATGAAGAAAATGAACGGTTAAGCCAAAAACTAGCACGAGAGAAATACGTTCCTGCGTTACGAGGGGAAGAAAATTATCCTCGTGTTGGTGAAGATATGCGTCAAGGTAGTGATGTATCAGCAGATGACTTTGCTAACGTATTTGGTTTTCGAGGGGTCGAGTTTGGTAATTGGGTTGATCAAAAGAAACGCCAAACGATGGTCAATGAAGCCTATGATGCACTAATGGATATGGCCGCAGTTTTAAATATCTCGCCTAAGGCTATTTCTCTTAATGGCGAGTTGGGATTAGCTTTTGGTGCCCGAGGAATTGGTGGCAAAAATGCCGCAAAAGCCCACTATGAACCAGGAAAGGTTGTGATTAACCTCACTAAGAAGAAAGGTGCTGGTTCGCTTGGCCATGAGTGGTGGCATGCGCTAGACAATTACTTTGGAAAAATGGATGTTTTAAAGAGTAATCCCGATCCACAAGAGATGATGACTTTAAGATCTCTGAAGGACCGTAAAGAGATGGTTGTTCGGGCAGAAATGCGTGCTGCTTTCAAAGGCGTTATGGATGTTATTAATGATAGTGATTTAGTTAAACGTTCAAAACACCTAGATAAAACAAGGTCAAAGGATTACTGGTCAACGCCAGAAGAAATGAGTGCTCGTTCTTTTGAGTCTTACCTTATTGCAAAACTTGCAGATCAGAATGTTAGAAATGATTTCTTAGCAAATATCGTAAAAGAGCCAGAATGGAATGATGATGCTAAAGAGAACGGTAGCCTAGTTAATTCTTACCCATATCCTAATAAAGCAGAATCAAAAAATATTCGAAGCTCTTTTGATCATTTATTTAATACGATTGAAGAGAATAAATTCGACGACGGTCACGTCATGCTCTTTTCTAGAGAATCATTTACTCCAGAGTCTAAAAACTCATCTAAAGGTATGCCTGTAAAACAGGCTCGGTTGGCTGTTCAGTCTTGGCTGCGTCAGTATAAAGGTGGTGCTGGTGTATCTATTAAAGTTGTCCAGACTCAAGCTGAAGCAGAGCATATCTTAGGCGCAAAGCTTGATGGTTATAAGATTAATGCGTTTTATGATGAAGTATCGGCGTCTGTTGTTGTCGTCGCTGATAATATTGCGAATACAAAAGAGCTTAGAAAAAAATTACGTCATGAAATTCTAGTCCATCATGGTCTACGTGCAGTAGTTGGAGACACCGAATATGGTCGGATCTTAAAAATGGTTTACTCTGGCCTTGAATCCAAACATCTCAAACCACTAATCCATGAACTTGAACAACATTATAATCGTTCAGACTTGAATAGTTTCGTTGAAGAAGTATTAGCGCATGTTGCGGAGAAAGAACGTAATACCATTCAGCAATGGTATGACCGTATTGTGAGTTCGATTGCGCAAGCCTTAAGAAAAGTTGGGCTCATGTCGCAATCGGATATCACGAAAGCTGAATTACACAATATAGTTCAAACTTTAACAGAGCGTATAAAATCTGTTAATGAATGGGGACCTGGAACTGAATCCCCTAAAGAAAGCGGTCACGGTCGTTTATCACGAACAAAATTTAGTAAGACAAAAGCTGCTGATGGTTTGTTTGATCGTGATGCTTTTCTTGCAGCCGTTGATAAGGTTCGCAAGATAACTCAAGGAACGACGACAACAACGACCGCAGGGTTTGATATTCCAACTGAAAATCTTAAGTCTCAAACTATTAGAAAACTGGCTGATAAATTTCAGGTATTAAAAGCACTGCAGAAAAATATCGCTCAAGCTGGTGGTAAAGTGGATGAGAATAATGATGTTTATTTAGCTGAAGAGCTATTTCATGGCAAGTCTGAAAATGATTTGCGCTTAATGAAAGAAAAGTATATCCAGCCTCTAGCTGACAAGATGGCCAAGTTTAATATTAACCAAGCTAAATTGGATGAATACTTGATTGCTCGCCATGCACAAGAACGTAACGCGTATATTGCTAAAATTAATCCTAAGTTTCCTGATGGTGGTTCAGGCATGACAAACTCGGATGCAGCAGCCAAATTAGATGAAATCAGACAAAGTGGTAAACAAAAGCAATATGATGAGTTAGTTCATATTATTGATGCCATGATTGCAAAACAGCGTGATGTCATAAAAGCCAGTGGTCTTGAATCAAATGATCTAGTAGATACCTGGCAGTCTCACTATAAACATTATGTTCCACTGAAAGGGATTGCTAAGGATGAACCATCATCAGCGCGAACTGGCAAAGGTTTTAGTATTGGTGGAAAAGAATCAAAGACAGCTAAAGGTCGCCAATCTATGGCTGAATCACCAAGCAGTCATGCCATTATTGATTTAACAGAAAAATTAATCCGAGCTCAAAAAAATGAGGTAGGTAATACTCTGTTGAAATTAGTTCAAGATAATCCATCTCCTGATTATTGGCAGGTATTTACAAACGAACATCCAGATACGGTACCTGATATTGTTGAGCGAAAGAACGCAGTTACTGGTGAGAAAGAAAGGACTGTAATCGATCGAGCTGTTCCAATGGCTATGATGTCTGATTATTACTTTCCAACCAAGAAAGATGGCAAGGTTTATTATATTAAGCTCCATGACTCTCGTTTGATGAATGCAATGAAGAACATGGGACCTGATACTAGTAATGGCGTTATCCGCACTATGGCCAAAGTTAATCGATTTTTAGCAACGGTAAATACATCTTACAACCCTGAGTTTGTGGTCGGTAACTTTGCACGTGATATCCAAACAGCATTCTTGAATTTATCAGCAGAACAAACCCGTGACGATGGCAAAATTAAAGGCCAAAAAGTAGTAAAACATACTATTAAAGATATTCCTAAAGCAATGAGAGCTGTTTATGCCTCACTACGAGAGAAATCACTCGATACAGCTCAAGGGAAGGAATGGCAAAGTTACTTTGAGGACTTTATGTCTGATGGTGCTAAAACTGGTTGGTTTGATATGAAGGATGTCGACGGCCAGGCAAAAGAACTTGATCGCATGGTAGCCATGGCATCAGGTACCACAAAGGGTAGAGCTTACAAGCTATTGAGTTCTACCACAGGATTTATCGAAAATCTAAACAGTGCTGTTGAAAATGCAGTCCGACTCTCTGCTTATGTTAATGCCAGAAAATCTGGAATTAGTCGTAAAAAGGCGGCAAGTCTTGCTAAGAACATGACGGTCAATTTCAATAGAAGAGGTGAAGTGGGAACGACTCTTAATGCGATGTATATGTTTGCTAATGCCTCAGTACAAGGCTCAGTAAACTTTATGCGCACTATGTATGGGCTTAATGGTGATGGGAAGCTCAAATGGAAGAACTTAAACCAGGCTCAAAAGATTGCAATGGGGGTTGTTGCAGGATCTTTTGCGTTGTCCTTTGCTAATCGTAACTCAGCTGGGAATGATGAGGATGGCCAGAACTGGTTTGATAAAGTGCCCAATTACGTAAAAGAACGTAACTTTATCATCATGAAGTCGTTACTAGGAGGCGAACAAGACGGAAGCTATTGGAGTATACCAATGCCTTACGGATACAATATTTTCGCTTTGCTAGGTTCCGGTGTTGAATCTGCAGTTAATAGTGATTACTTAACTAAAGCTCAAGTAACAGGAAATATTGCACTTGCGACATTAAGTTCTTTCTCTCCAATTGGCTTGAGTGAATCAAATACAGTTACCGGCACTATATTGCAAAATGTGGCACCGACAATAACCAAACCATTTTTAGATGTTGGTCTTAATGAAAACTTTTATGGTGGCCAAGTCTATAAAGAAAATATGCCGTTTGGCACACCTCTGCCTGAGAGTAGCTTGAGTAAGATGGGTACAAGCGAACACTATAAGTACATCGCAAAATGGTTGAATCAGGTGACTGGAGGTAGTGAGTTTCGTTCTGGAGGCATTGATGTTAGCCCCGATATTTTGCAATACATGGTTGGTTATCTTGGTGGGGCAGCATTACGCTTTGCCGATGTAAAAGTTCCAGGGCTTATAGATAGATTAGAAGGTGAAGAGGTAGAACCGAGTCAGGTTGCATTCTTATCCCGAATCTCTGGTCGTGTTATGCCATATGAAGACCAGCAGAAGTTCTATCAAAGACGCGATGAATTGATGCAGATTGCTGATGAAGCTAATAGTTTATCTGGCGCTAAACGGCAGGCTTTTATAGGGCAGTATAAGCAACAGTTAAAATTAATGTCGATACTCAAATCAACAGATAAGCAGCTTAAGAATTTACGGAAAAAAAGAGATATTATCTACGCTCTAAACATCCCACCAAAAGACAAAGAACTTCGGATAAAGAATGTTGAAAGAAAGATGAAGACAGTTATTGATGATTTTAATTTCAAATATCCCTCTAGTCTGTAATTATATGATAATTGTAAATATTTCAATTCTGCTAAAGGAGAGTAAGACCGATCGGAATTATTTTCATGAAACTAAAAAATTTAATTGATTCAATGGATTAACATACAGCGCAATATCAATTATGCTGTATGTTAATATCAATTATTACTACAAATTTCACATTTAAATTCTAAATGTTTTTTATTATCTTCAATTGTTTTTCTTTGGCGTTTTAGCCGAATATAATAAAAATTGATGTATAAGCATTTTTTTTATTTCATCATTAATGCTTTGGCTAATGAGTCGTGTTTTACTCATGTTACATTTCATACGTTACCTTAGCTTTCAAATGAAAGTTTATCGCCAAATACCCCTTTCCAGTCTACGTCGAATTGTTCAACGGCAGGTTTTACTGCTGGATGAGCGAACATTTGTGCTGCCACATCGGTTGGTAATGTAATAGCTTCTATACCGATCTTCATCACTTCCATCGCTTGTTGCGTATTTTTGAAGCTGGCTGCCAAAATCTTCGATGATAATTTGTTTTGATCTAACAGTAATTGAAGATCTGCGACTACTTCAACACCGTTACCGTTTATGGCATCGATGCGATTTACATAAGGCGCTAGGTAATCTGCGCCACACAGTGCCGCAAGGAACCCTTGTTGAGCCGAATATATAGCGGTAGCAAGAACCGTAATTCCTTCTTTTTTCATTAATTTAATTGCTGATAAACCAGTTTCTGTTGCGGGTACTTTTACCACCATATCGTAAGGTAATTCATTTAATTGACGTGCTTCATCCACCATACCGTTTACTGTTGAGCTAATGACTTGAGCGTGAAAACGAGGTGTACCGCCAAGTGCTTCTTGCATGCTAGCTAGTGTTTCATTCAGTCCCTGCTTTGACTTCGCCAAGATGCTTGGATTTGTCGTCACGCCTTTCAGTGGTAGGCATTGGTTAAAGCGTTTTACTTCTGCCACATCAGCAGTATCTAAATAAAGTTCAATCAT